AAGCAGAAATGGAGATAGCCCGGATTCTGGAAAATCTCGAATTAGAAACCGGATTGAAAACCAATATAGTTTATGTGTATCGGGAAAACGCAGAATCAGAACCTTTATCTCAACCTAAAGAGTGTATAAGAATAGATATTGCTTTGATGCTATGAGTAAATATAGATACAAGGAAGTAAAGAACTATATCCATAACGAACTAAAGTTGACTAAAGAGGATATAAAGGAAATTATGATTCCAATCGTGAAAGAGGAAGTCAAACGTATCTTCCGCAATACCTACGGAAACGACGTTGATATAGAGAGGTGGGTTCGTTGTATGGTTTCCGACGAAATAAAGAAAAACGGTGATTACTCTATGATAAGGAATTTGTGCAGGGAGATAATTAAGGAGGAAATTACCGATAGGTTGTCAATTGATATAAGTCTTAAAAAGAAAGAGGGGTAAAATATGCAGAATGAAATTTCTTGGAATGAAAATACTCGTTATGAGATTTATAATCCATATAGTGATATTTCTCCTTTAGAACCGTGTGATGTACCCAAAATGAGAAAATATCGCCTAAAAGATGATAGGTGTACAAACAAACAAATTGCGAAACGCAGGAAGAGGAATAAGAACCGTAAAACACATAGGAAATGAGTAGGTTTGAGAAAGAAGTTCTTCCTTTTATAGAAGAGGAAATTATGCGAAAACTCCGTACATACAACGTGTACAGTATAAAGGAGTATGAGGACATACGGAAGGCAGTGAGGTATTCAATCAGATTTTGTAAGAAAAATAAAATTGTTCAATATTGTATTTAATTATGGAAATAAAGAACGGAATAATAATAGACGGAGTGCTTCATGAAGCTGCGAATTATCCAAATGATTATGAATGTACTATATGTTCTCTTCGTAAGGAATGTGATGAATTAGAGAATCGTTGTGATGAATGGATTTGCAGGCTTATTGATTGTAAGTATTTTGTTAATCGTGGCAAAGTAACAGATATTAAGACAGATAAGGAGGAATAAATAATGAGTAATACAGAAGAAAAGCGTTGCAGTATATGTGTACATTATGAGATGTATGCCAATTTCCAGACGTATTGTCATGCATTGAAAAGACGCATAACGGCAAGAAAACAAGCGAAAAACTGTAAACATTTTAAAAACAGATGGGAGGAATAAATAATGCACCAGTGTAATTATTGTTGTTGGTATAACAAAAGATACGAGAATTGCGATTGTCCGTATGCAATGAAAAAGTCGGCTTGTGATAAAGCTAAAAAGGAGAAAGAAAGGAGTGAGAAATAAAAATCAAAATAGTTATGAAAGAAGAATTTGTAACATTAGAGACAGCGAAGCTGTTGAAAGAGAAAGGCTTCGATGAGTATTGCAAAGATATTATTAATTATAAGGGTATAATAATGGAAACCATATTTAGGACCAGTAAGGATTTACCTAAATTATTTTATCCTTGTCCAATACAATCCATAGCTCAAAAGTGGCTACGTGAAACCAAGAACCTACATATATGTGTATATAACTGTGCTTGTGGCTATGGATACGAAATATCTAAAGCTGACAATGGAACTCATATAGCCAGTTCTACTTATAAAGGTCCTAATGATGGAGGTAATTGGAACACTTACGAAGAAGCATTGGAAGCCGGAATACAAGAAGCGTTAAAACTTATATGATTATGAGACAATTTATATATGTATCGGTTTCTATCATTATATCATATCTAATTTGTGTATATGAATATAATACGTGGAATTTTATTGCAGGGTTAGAGCCTTCGCAAGCTTGCGAAAGATTAGCCAAATACGCTTTTTATTTCGTTATATGGTATTGGGTTGCGAGAGCTCTTGATTTGTTTAATGATTAAAATTATTTTATGGAAACCGTAGAACTGATAATTAAAATCTCCATCACTTTATTCAATGCCGTTGCATTAGGATTTGTCCTAATCATGGTAAGCAGATGGCATAGGCGCATGGAGGACAAGCTGGATGAGATAAGGGAATACACCCGTAGAGTTTCAGACCGTGATGATGTTATTTATATGAATCAGCTTCAATGGCTGAAAAGTAAGCTGATTGAAGAGGAACGGTACGAGGAAGCCGCTAAAATCAATAAATGTATTGAGGATGAGTATAACAAATTAAAGAATAGGAAACTGTGAATTATGAAAGAAATAGAAATATATCCAGGTGTAAACATTGACCACGCATACGAACAATTGAAAAAATACAAGCAGAAAACTAGTGAAGATTGTTTCTGCAAATTTAATGATGAGGAACTGTATTCAAGTGAAACACTTGATGAAATGTATTTGAAGGTCACGAGAAAGACGAAGGCTGAGTTCGACAAGGATTTGCAGGATGAACATAACGAATACCTGCGAAGGGAAGCCGAGTTCAAGGCTAAGATTCCGCAATTGATAAAAGAATATATGGCTAAAGCACGTGGCATTATTCCGGATAAACATCTTGAATATTGGGATAAGATTGTTCCTATACGATTGAACGACCTCTATAAAGGGTTTGAACTCGATTGCTGGTTGAAACTTATATCCGAACTCAATACAGACAAGCCTAAAGAAGAGCGTTTTAAGAACTGCTTACAAATGTTCATAGACCAAGGTCACAGCGGAATGAGTGCAAGCCTTGTGTTTAGTGGGCTTTGTCGATTTCATGACTTAGGTTCTCAATTAGTTGATTACATAAAGAAACATTGAGTTGTTGAAAAGGAATGACAATGGATATAATATTATTAGGGAAAAGGCTTGAAGACTACCCGGAAACAGAATATTACGAACGAAGGCTTATCTACACAACATACAGTTATGGCTTCAGAGAGCATAACATTACGGCATTCAAGAGCAGGCTGAAAAAATACTTTGACTACGAAGTAATAAATCATTTCGTCAAGGACGGTAACGACTTTTGGACTACAGATGAAATTATAGCCGCTGTCCGTGTTTCCTTGTCCCTCAATCTGCTTACGGATGAAGAGTGGAAGAAGGCAATTCCGATTATAGAGCGTGGCCTTGAAGCCAATAAAGCCTATGTCCGTATGCTTGACGAGATGTCGGCTATATTGGAGAAGTATTGCGAGGAATGGGAGGATTTGGGTATGCGCCATACCTTCATGCAACGTGTTCCTCATGAATGCTGGCAGGGACGTTTTAGCAGGCATAGCCAGAATCCGGAACAAAAGCCGAATTATTCATGAGTATCAAGGAAAAATATAATAGGGAAATAACAGATATGAAAACAATCTTATTTACAGCTATATTCATAACATGCCTATTATGGGTTGGCGAACTTACTATAACATTCAAGCCATTTTCTATCTCACTGCCCGGTTGGTATAAGGTGGCAGGTATCCTTCTCTTTTGGCTGTCAATGGTAGTATATGCTACTGGAGAACATGCGAGAGGCTATAAGCAGGGTTTTGATGATGGAATAAAGAAATGTATTGAAATACTCGAAAAGGAATGAATAAACTGGAACACATCGCTACCATTGATTTCTGCTACTGGCGACTGGAAACACTCAATAAGCAGCTTTCCAAGCACAAATCAAACATAGAAATATTGGTTGACAAAGCCTGCGGTTATAATGAAGCGGAAGAAGTGAAGAGGGAATGTATAACCCTTTTGGAACAGATTATCGAAAGCAAGAAAGCTATCGGTGCTGACTATTCGAGAGATGATAAATTCCTTGATAAACTGAAAAGAAAAAGTATATATGATTAAATTAAGAAGATACGAAAAGGTAGATACGCGGCTATCACATTTATGCACGTTTTCCGTAGCCGGACAGCCCGTAGTTATAGGCTCCGGCTATTGCAAACGTGTTTGTCCTTATTGTAAAGGAACATTAAGCATATTAGGAATTAGATTCGTAAAATGTGATAGACCATGAGTAAACTATACAAAGTAACCCTCTTCGGCAAACCGTTCATGATTGGATGGTTCAGCCACGCGGACAAATGGTATCACAAGTTTAGCATAATATATTGAGCATGAAAATTATATTTCTTGATATAGACGGAGTGATTTCCACGCAAAAGTCGCATTATGCACTTGATAAGGATGCGTGTGATTTACTTGGCAAGATTATAGATGCGACAGATGCGAAAATTGTCATATCTTCATCGTGGAGGAGAAAGACGGTAGAAGATACAAAGGAAGAACTGACAACCGTAAGGCCCTTAGTACCATTTCCATTTCCATACGCAGACAGGATTATAGGAGTGACTATAAGGGCGTATGCCTACGTTATGCAAGGTGTCCATCTTAGTATTCCTCGTGGAGTTGAGATAAAGCAATGGATTGACACCCATATTCACTCTGAAAACGGTAAAGACTGGAATTATAAAGAGGTTGGGGTTGATTTCAATTACGTGATACTTGACGATGATAGCGATATGCTTCTTGAACAAGCAGAGCACTTTATCAAGACTGACACCTATTTAGGATTATCTGAAAATGACGTCGAACAAGCGATTAAAATACTGAAGCCATGCTTATAACAGACTTAAAAATCGGTGACCGGGTGAGAATAAAGATGCCGTCACCACAAGGAGAGAGACTTTCCATCCCCATGCAGGTAGTAGGGCTGCTTTCCAGTTTCAACAATCCAAGCCCTAAAGATACGGTATATCTTGACTTTGAAGGGAATGAGGGAGATGTCTGGGAAGAAGAAGTACAGAATTTAGTTTATTCTAATGAAGATAAGCCATGAGAAAAGTAGACAGACTGAAAAAACTGCATGCCCCTATTGATGACAAATACAAGAAGATTGACACAACGGTAAACGGGGACGCTGAACGCTTCGCAGAGATGCACAAAGAGGTGGAAAAGGAGCTGTATCCCTTACGCATAGACCACCGTACCATTATCTACGTGACCAAAGACAAATGCACTCCCGAATATGCCGCAAAAAAGCGCAAGACGTTAGGCCTTGCCCCTGCTGTCGAAGTGAAAGGACACGCATCAAGACTTGTGGACATGGACAAGCTGCGGAGGATGGTAAACGACGGGATGAAGTCCAAGGACATTGCCTATGAGATGGGCGTGGCGGCTTCCACCATAAGCACTTACATAAGGAAGTACGGGTTGAGAGACAAAGGGTAGATTAGTTCAAGGACCTATCAAGTTCACGCATACAGACACAACGATATCACCCTCACTATTACAGCGACAGGCACCAGCCAGTCAAGGACGCGCTCTATGCGTTCCATAGCATGACCAGCAGAAGACGGCAGAAA